CCGGAGTCAGGATCGGGCCCGTGGACACTCCGGCTCCGGGCTTGGTGAGGCCCAGCGATGCCAGAGTGGCGGTCGACGGGGCGAAGGAGGGGCCCGGAGGAGGCGTGCGCGGGATGGCGAACATGTTCTGGGGGGTGCGGAGACCACCGTGCAGGGTCTCGAACTCCCTCGCAGCACGCTCCCTGATCTTCTTGTAGGGGTCGACCTTGCTCTGCTGGAAGGCGGCCTCGAGCGTCTCCCCTCCGTCCTGACGATGGGGCACGAGGTGCATCAGGCGGTTGGGGACGATGATCCCGTCCTCGGGGGGCGCGAACAGGCTGTTCGGCTTCTGGCCGATCACCTGCATGCCGCCCTGCGCCTTCGGGATCTGGTCCATGACCTTCTTGGGGATCAGGGGCGTCAGGGGCTTGGGGACGAACAGCTCCCTGCCAATCTCGCCGACGATGTACAGGCCCTTGCCGCCGGGAGACAGTTCCTTCGCGGGAAGGTTGTTCTCGAGCGCACGTCGCACCCATGGCGACATGACGGGACCACCGCCCTCGCGACCAGTGAACTTCGCGAAGATCTCGGCTGCCCGCATGCGCTGCGGATCCACCCGCTCGAGCGAGCGGTTGGCCGAGGCAATCCGGGTGAGCCCGGGGCTCTCGATCAGTCCGCCGATGGCGCGAACTGCCGCCTCCGCGTCGGTGCCGGTGGCACGGAGCCGGAGCTGGTCACCCTGCCGCGCACCCAGCGCCAGCAGGTGGTGCATGTACTTCGCGTCGACCACGCCGCGCTGCGGCATGCCACGGGTCAGGTTCTCGACGCTGATGAAGGCGTCGAAATCGGCCGCCATCCTCGCGAGGTGGGCCGAGGGACGCATGTGGAGGCCGAGCTGGTCCGCGACCGTGAAGAGATGGCTGACCGGCCCTCCGCCCTCGCGGTAGATCTTCGGGGGGAGCTTCGACGTGCGGGCGCGCTTCAACCACTCGGGCTCGAAGGGCTCGACCGGCTTCGGCATCTCGACCTTCGGAGGCTCGGGCAGGCCGAGGATGCGGCGCTGCAGTGGGCCCAGAACGGGGCCCCCCTCGGCGTGCCCTCCCTTGGTCCAGTTGGTGCCGTAGACGCCGCGCATGTAGTTCCCGGCCAAGGCCCGAGTCCAACGTCGGGGGTCATTGAGACTCCCCATGGTCTCGTTCCAGCGCCGGTCGCCGACCAGCGTGCCACCCGTGAAGGGAAGAGGCGCTCCGACGAAGTCCTCGTTCAGGCGGGGAGGTCCGACACGCTCGATACGCTTGGGATTGAAGACACCAGCGCGGTACTGGCGCAGGCGCTCGCGACGACGCTCCCAGTCGCGGTTCGGCACGTACCCGCCGCGAGCCTTGTGCTGGTCCGCCTGCTGCTGCCACGCCATGATCGCCATGAAGGGATCGTTGGCCCAGTCGGCAGCGGTCTGGAACATGGACGAGACGAACCCGGGCTTGGCGATCTGGTTGAGGGGCGGAGTCATGCCCCCCAGAGCAGGGCCACCAGCGGCCCGATGGAAGGGGATCTCGAGCCCCGGATGACGCGGGATCGAGATGCCGCGCTGGGTCCTGAGCCAGTCCGTGCCGAGGCCAGCGCCCTTGTGGGCGGCGTTGACGTTCGTGTCGAGGCCAGACCAGAGGATGGCCTGAAACTCGCTCAGGTTGTGGAGGTCCCACCGCTTCGCGTACTCGGGGTAGAGATCCTCCATCGCCCCGATGCCGAGCTTGCGGATCATGTCGCTCCCGGCGGGAGCCTTCCAGAAGGTCTTGCTGTTCGGGCCGGTGTGGCGACGAGCAGCGGTGATGATCTGGGACATGCGGGAGTCGTAGGTGATGGCGTTCGGATCGAGGCCAGTGATGTTCTGGAACATCGCGCCGCGCTTGGGCCCAGTCGGAGAGCCCTCGCGGCCCATCAAGAACGCCCATGCGTCCTCGATGGGGCCAAGGCCCCGACCGGCGGAGAAGGACGTCTCGCCGAACCCGGGCACGTTGGAGCTGCCGGAGGTCTGGGGGACTCCGGTCTCGAGCAGGTGACGGACGATGGCGCGGTTGGAGCGCCACTCCTGCCCCGACGATGCGGCAGCGAACGCGCCGAGCCCCGACAGGGCATCCATCCCGAGGGACTGCCAGCTCGTCTTCCCGCCGATGATCGGGTCCATGAGGTCGCCCACGGCCTGCGCGTGAGCGATGGTCCACCAGTCCCGGGCCTCGTTGACCACCTCGGGCTTGATCGTCTCGGCGTGGGCACGGATGTTCGCATGGAGATCGCGGGCGTTCTCAGGCAGCCGCATCAGGCCACGGAGGGGGTTCTTGGGAGTGGAGGATGGCACCACCCAGCCGCCGTCAGCTCGGAGGCCGATGCTGCTGGGGGCGAGGAGAGCGCCGCGAGGGGCGTCGACCGGCGAGCCCGAGAGGCCCACCAGCTTGTAGTGGCGCTTGCTCTGGGGACCGCTGCTGATCGCGTAGGCGGGCACGGTCTCGAGACCCAGTCGACGAGCCACGGCGAGGCGATGATTGCCATCGTCGACCATGGCCGCGTGGTGCGACGGGTCGTAACGCAGGGCGATGGGCTTCTGGATGCCACGCGCCGCGATGTCGCCGGTCAGCTCACCGAGATCGGTGGCACCCTGTCCGGTGCGTGGGTACGTCTCCCGGTCCTCGCGGAGCAGGGGCAGCAGAGTCGACAGGCGGACGTTCTCGACCATTCCCCCCGACTCGCGCTTGCGGCCAGCCATGATGAGCTGTTGGATCCGCTCGGCGTTGGCGCGCAGCTTGTGGCCGCTGGTCGGGATCTCGTCGAACCGCTTCAGGTCGAAGAACGCGAGCTGCGCCTTGGCGCGAGCGACCATGTCTGCTTCGCGCTTGCGGCCAAGGACAGCGGCGGGGTCGATGTGGATCTGGCCCTCGTGGAGCCACGTGCCGACGTACGGCGGGAAGCTGCCAGCCGCGAGCTGGGACTGCTTCTGGGCGTTGAACTGCTTCAGGAAGTCGCGGAAGTTGTTGGGGTCCTCGACGAGGTGCGACGTCCCGGTCGCGATGCCGACGGCGTAGCCCTTGGGCGGCTGCGGCCCACCGGAGAGCGGGAAGGTGCCGCCCTCGTTCTCCATCGTGGCCCGGTAGGCCATGGCCCCGAACCCGGCCTTCTTGATGTTCCGCAGGATCCGCCACGACTCGATCTCGCCAGCAGCGTTGTGGAGCTGCACGGCATAGCCGCGTCCGACAGGAGCCACGCCCACATACCCGCCCGGGGCGGAGTGGTCCTGATAGTGGTTGATCGTGTCCTGAATGGCGTGGTAGAGCCCCTCGGGACGCGGGGCGTAGTGGCCCCCGCCACCGGGCAGTCGGCTGATCTCGACCGCGCCACCGCGAGCGCGGAAGCGCACGCCGGGGCGGTCGGGAATGAACTGGTTCTCACCGAATGCTGGGGCAGGCTGGGGAACGTGAGCGCGAGGCTGAGTCGAAGGGTTCCATTCCGAGGTGGCAGTCCATGGACCGTTCTCCCCATAGGAGACACGTCGCATCTGCTCCTGCGGGTCGTTGCGGCGCTGCGCTCGGGTCCGGGCCCTCGTCGGGAGAGGCTGGCCGAACGCAGGAGGCTCACGCCGTGGGGCTCGGGCGGCTGCAGCCATTTCGATGGGTGACAGCGACGGGCCGGGGAGCGGGGGGACATTGCCCAGCCCACCCCACGGCCTGCCGCCCGCCAGAGTCTCTGGCCGATGCGCGAACGAGATGTGAGCATCGAGACCGGACTGGGCGAGGAATGGACCGGCCGCCGTGCCGCACGTGGGGCACAGGAGGTTCTGGCTCTGACGGATGGCCTGCGCTCGGGCTCGCTGGACAGGATCGTATGTCGTGGGGCCTTGGCCGGATGCTGCCTGCCTGCGCTGGTACTCCAGCGTGTAACGGTCGTACTCTTCCTCCCGCCGTGCCGTGGACAGGATGTGGGCATCGACGGGCCGGTCCCCGAAGATCTTCCCGAACGGACGATCCTTCTGCGCCCAGAACGCCTTGCCGCGTGTGAGCTGGACGCTCGAGGGGGCGATGGGCCTGCCGGTGAACCGCTCCGTCTTGACGTAGGCGGCTGTCGCCAGACCCTTCCTGCGGTGCTCGACACCCGTGAACGAGTAATCAGGGTGGAAGCTCCCTGCGGGAGTGGGGACGCCCCACTGCTCAGGATCTGACCTGTAGCTGAAGGGGAAGGTCGCCGCGACCTTGTCGCCCTTCATGACGATAGCGACGAGCCCCGCTGCATAGTCCTTGGACAGGATCACGGGCTTCTTGACGGGCTTGAACCCGGGCCCGGGCTTGTCCAGCCGCCCACCGAAGTTGCGGCTGTCGAAGTCGTTGCTCTGGGGGCTGTAGAACTCGATGTGGTAGCCCTTGGGGAGACCACCCTTGTGGACTGGCCCGCCATGGGCACGAGCGGAGATGTTCTCTCCACCCTGCAGCTTGGCCGCAAGAAGCTCCAACTGGCGGATCTCGGACTCGCTGTAGCCGCCACGGTTGGCGGCCACACGGCGCTTGCCACGCTGCTGGATCTGGTACTCGAGGGCAGCCAGCTCCGCTTCCGCCTTCCGCAGGCGAGCCTGTTCCCTGTGATAGGCGTTGATGTCAGGCAGAACCATGCCCGATGAACGCGGGCGAATGATCTCAGGCCCGCGCTCCCCCACCAGAACGTCACGTCCCTGCTGAACAGCGCCACCATGGGCCCGGGTGGGCAGGTTGTTGCGAACGGCCGTCTCAACGGCTCTGGCAGCCCCTGAGCGCGTTCCAATGGCCGGGGTAGAGACCGCCGAGACCACGCTCTTCGCTTCGGCCGCGATGGCCTTCGACATCTGCGGAGTGATGGTGATCGGGATGGAGCCGAGGCCCTTGATGATCTGGGCGCGGAGAGAGGCGAGGCTCTCCGCGTTGACCGTCAGGGGGACGTTGACAGCCTGCATCTGGGCAGGGGTGCCCCCGGCGACGGCTCGCCCGCCACCGGCTACCTGTGCCCCACCCAGCGCCTTCATCCCGCCCGCGCCGGAGACGGCCCTCTCGGCAGCGGCCGTGAAGGCATTCATCGACGCGGTCGCCTTATCGGCTCCGCCCGCAAACCCAGAGGCGTCCAGCGTGAGCCTGACGCCGATGGTCTCGACTTCCGTGTTGCCCATGATCGCCTCGCCGCGATCTACACCGCCTCACCCGTGTGAGACTCAGCGTTGAAATCTATGACGTCGCCGTCCGTGGGTAGTCTGTCGCCTTCGGTGGCGATGGTGTTTCCCTTCACCCAATCCTCGCGCAAGGCGAGGTAATAGTGAAAAGGGAGGCCAGCTACCTCGTGAGGCCATTTCCCGTACTGGCGGGCAATACGGAAGATGAGATCACGAGTGGTCAGGCGTTTCCCTTGGGGGTCTCCTCGGCCTCGTCCGACTCCGGCTTCTCGACCTTCTTGCCCTCCGGCTCGTCACCGTAGTGCATCTTGTTGACGGTCTGGTTGAGCTTCAGGACCACGCGCATCGGGAGGCTCGAGAGCGCCTCCGCAGTGAGCTTCGGGTCGAAGGCGCACTTGAGGACCATCATCTTGAGGAGGACGGCGTTGTCGATGCTCTCGACGTCCTCGCCCGTCAGGGGGTTGGTGGTCTTCTTGGAGGCCTTGGTCACCAGATCGTCGTACTCCCCGATGGAGAGTTCGCGCAGGTGGTAGATGGTGCCACGGATGTTGACCTCCTCCTCGAGGAAGTCGGGTGTCAGCGTTCGACCGGCCATATCGTCACCTTCTCTATCAGTAGGCTCCGGCCTTCGCGCACCGTTCGCGAGTCGTCGGCCAACTCGAGCCTGTACTGCTTGTGGGGATTGAGGTTGAGGACAAAGACCTTGTCGTATTCAGGGTCGTTCCACAACGCATCGCTCAGAAATGAGAAGACGGCGTGGAGATCGTAGAAGCCCGCTTCCGGGCCTTGATCCCCACGCCGCTGAAGAGTCCACGACTGCAGTTCCCCAACCTTCGCTCCAAGGAAGGGAACTTCTACGGTTCCGGCGGGCTTGAAGATCCCTGACCGGATGGTCTTGAACAGATAACCCATCGCAATCCCTTTGTCGTGCTGGAGGCGGCAGCAGCCGGGAGGGGCCTAGTTAGCCGCCTCCAGCGCGGATGTTACGGGTTTACGGGGCTCAGAGAGTCCCGCTCGTGAACACGGTCCAGTTGCCGGAAGCCTTGAAGTTTCCGGTCGTCTTGATCGCGTCCGAGATGGACGCGGTGATCGCGGCGTCGATCAGGCTCGGGCCGTAGCCAACGAGCATCTCGAAGCCTGCGCGGTCGTCCGCGTAGAGGTAGACGTCGATGCTGTCGCTCGCCGCCGCGTTGACCTGATAGTCACCGCTGATGTCGAGGAGACCGGCAAACGTGCCGGAGACGTCGCGAAGACCCACGAGGTAGGTTTTGTTCATGTCGCCGAAGACCGTCGCGTCGACGTAGTCGCGGTTCAGGTTCAGCGTCCACTCGGTCTTGGTCGTGACCTTGACCCCAGAGCCCTTCGGGCCGTGGAGGTAGATGGCACCGTTCTTGCCATGAAGCTTGGTGCCTGCTCCTGTCGCCATGGAGAGGATCCTTTCAGGGGACTAACCGATGGTCCACGCTCCGGCAGCCTTGAAGTTGCCCGAGCAGCGAACCGCGTCGGAGACGCTGGCCGTCACGGATGCGTCCACGAAAGCGGGACCTGAGGCTACGGCTGGTTCGCCCTCCCTCGCATACACGGCGATGGTCACTGCTGACCCCGTGTTGCTCTGGACGAGGGCGTCCCCGTCGACGTCCAACAGACCGGCGAAGGTCCCGCTGATGTCCATGAGCCCCGCCGCATACACCTTGTTCGCATCGCGGAAGGTGGAGACGTCGGCGTAGTCACGGGCCATCGAAAGCGACCACTCGGTCTTGTTGGTGACCTTGACCCCGTTGATGTAGATCGCAGCGTTCTTGCCATGCAGCTTCCGGCCAGCCATCAGGGAGTCCCCAGACGCTGGTCGGTCCAGATCGAGTACGTGCCCCCGACCTGATAGATGCGCTTCCCCTCGGCGTCGACGTCTGGCCCCGTTGGCAGATCGCCGACCCGGCGGCAAAGCAGGCTGGCCTGCCCATCGACCGTGAGCGCAGCATCGTTGAGCGCCCCGGCGATAAGCGCGTCGATGTTATTGGCATCGACGGGGTTCACCGCATAGGTGGAGACGTCCATCAGAGCGTGGATCATCATCCCCGTCCAGTCGTACTCGTACGACGAGGCGACGATCTGATACACGATGAAGGGGTACTTCACCTTGCGGGGAGCAATCGCCTCGTGAATGCCGCCTACGATGGCGGCCACGAGTGGCGAGGAAGCACGAAGCTTCTGCACGACCGCTCTCTTGACAGGGGCGACGGTGGACGTAGCCATCAGTCACTCCCTTTCACAGTCGCACCACGATCTCGATCCCGATCTTCGTGGGCCCGTGCGACAGGGCTCCACGAACGGACTCCGCCACCATGGCGGCGACTTCACTGCGGCTCTCCTCGGCGGCGGGTCGAAGGTAGGGGTGGGCGGCGTTGTGACGCGAGCCGAACTCCTGAAACTTCCCGTAGCTCGTGGGGGAGATGACCCATGCCTCGGCGTGATCGCCTGAGACGCTTGGATCCGTGGCGTAGATCTCGCCACGGAGTCTTCCACCAACCTTGAGGTGCTCCCACGAGGCGAACACGGCCCGCTTGCCCTGCATGGCACTGCGAACCTCGTACGCCCCGCGTCTCGAGAGCATCGTCTTCTGGGGTGCGTATCCCGCCTTGCGGCGGGACAGCTCGATGTCGTACTGGGTCAGGAGCTTGCTGGCCGCTGCCAGACGCCGCTCCCGCCAATGGGTGGGTGGCTTCTTGCCTACCGCGATCCGGGCCTCGCCCAGTTTCTCCGGCCTGACCACCGTGGGTGGGCCGCCAGCCTTGAAGACCGCATCTCGTGCGGACCTGACAGCCTCGATCTCGCCCGCCGTCTTGGTGCGGACGCTGTACCCGCCGCCATTGAAGACGCTCCGAACCGGCGCTCTGGCCTTGGCTCTCTGGGCCACCACCTGAGCCCCCTGAGCGAGGCCTTGGACCGCTCCCTCGAAGACGTTCTGGAGGAGCGCCCCGAAGTCGATCATTCCCGCTTGCGGAGGTTGCAGTCGATCAGCACCTTCCACGTGTTCTCTTCGTTGATCGAGGAGACCGTGTAGGTGTCGGGATCGAGGAAGATCTCGTCACCTGCATGGATGTCCGTGCCGATGGGGACCCGCATGACGTAGGTGTTGACGGTGATGATGGCCCCGGAGTCGACCTCCTGAACCGTGGCCGGAGTGCTGTAGATCCAGCCCTTCACCCAGTGCCTGCGGGAGTCCTGCGTGGGGACGAAGTCGATGGAGTCGTCACCGTAGGCGTTGGCTGGGGAGGCGGGGTCCTCGTTCGGGGTCCGCCGCATGACGAGGATGTCCTCGACCATCCCGAGCCTGCTGACGTACTTCGCGATGGCGGCGAGCTGAGACGGGTAGACGAACCTGTTCCTGTTGATGTCGATGGGCGGCGGCCCGCTCACGCCCGCACCGTGATGTGGTCGGAGCGGAAGCTGGACAGGTACATCGCCGCCTCAGGGACGAGGAGGTCGAGGCTGGCGGCGATACCGGGTGGAGGGGGGAAGACTCGTGGCCGCTGCATCTTGACCTCCCCGATCTGGAGGGAGTTCAGGTGCGCCATGCCGCGCTGGTGCATTTCCGCCTCGGTGTGCAGCCAGACCATGATCTGGGCCACCCCGAACTGGATGTCAGAGGGGAGCGGGTAGTGGTAGGTGGCCGTCACCGTGTCACTGGCGACGAGCTGGTCATCGAACACCACCGTGCCCTCGGTCATGTCGATGGTGAAGCCGGTGGTGACGACGGTCCCGTTCTTCTTGATCACGGGGGTCCGGTCGACGCCGTACTGGTCGTTCCCCGAGAGCCAGAACTGGTTCTGGGCCCGCCACGTCTGGCCGTCGGTGTTCGCCAGCGTCTCGTCGTTCTCGACGAAGTCCCAGCCGTAGGTGTAGCTGGTGGATGCCACCGGGGTGGCGAGTCCCACGTTGGGGATGATGAGGGCGTTGAAGAGACCGCTGCTGGTCAGGGCGAGAGAGACGACCTCGAAGTAGCGGTCGGTGTTGTTGATCATCAGCTCCGTCGGGCGGATCTCGACGTACTGGGTGTTCGTCACGTTGATGCGGAATGACTCGACCGAGAGGATCGGCCAGTGGAACGGGTAGAACCGACGCTGCCCGATCTCGAAGGGCGTCACTGGGTAGCGCCACGTGTGGCGCTCGTCGACGATCCTCCCGCCCCGGAAGTCGTGCATCTGGGGGATGCGGGGCACGTTGCAGTACAGGTTGGCGGCTGTGGTGGCGGCCCGCTCGAGAGCGAGCAGCTCCGCGTCGTCCAGCTCGGAGACGTCGATCCCGAAGCCCATCTGCTTGAAGCGTGCTGGGGTCAGGTACTGCATCGTTCCTCCGAGGAGTGGAGAGGGCCGGGGCGGTAGACCTCGGCCCCCTCAATCACCAACGAGATCAGGAGGCGACCTTCACCCGGTATACTTGTCGAATGAAGACCACCGCTGAACGCTTCTGGCCCAAGGTAGACAAGTCCACCGAATGCTGGGTCTGGACGGCAGCTCGCTTCAGCACGGGACTCCCTTACGGGATGTTCCAACTTGGCGGCCGTCCACACGGGGCGCACCGTGTTGCATGGTTCCTGATCCACGGCAGGTGGCCTCAGCATCAGATCGCTCATCGCTGCGACAACCCACCGTGCGTTCGCCCATCTCATCTCTTCGAGGCTTCGCCTCTGGAGAACAACCGGGACATGATCAGGAAGCGCCGGAACAAGACCAACGGGAAGCTGACTGACGAGCAGTGCCTCGAAGTCCGACGACTGGTAGCCGAAGGACCCCGAGGAACAGCCCGATCCCTAGCCCGCAGGTATGGCGTATCCGAGGGGATGATCTCGATGATCGTCCACTCAGACCGCCGTACCCGTCAGGACTAAGACGCCACCTTGACTCTGATCTTGTTGTTCCACGGCAGAACCTTCACCGCGAGGCCGTTCATCATGAAGATGATGAACAGGTGGGTGAGCTGGCCCGAGATGCCGATGGGGATCTCGAGGACCGTGGGGCCCGGGCTGCCGAGGTACGGCATCGTGATGCTGCCCTCGTCCAGCATGTACAGGTCGCGACGGAGCGTCCCACCGCCGTCGGTGTACGAGGCGATGGAGTCGCCCGGAACGACCGCGAAGGGGATCTGACCGGCGTAGGTGTTGAACGCCTGCGCGGTCGCACCGACACCGATGTTGACGTAGTTCGGAGCGACCAGACGGACGTTGGGGTCCTGCTGCTCGTCGAACGTGATCTTCTCCTGCGGGTGGCCCCAGATGATCGAGGTCATGCCCTGAGACTGGGTGACCGGCAGGAGACCGGCATCCACGGCCCGCCGGAAGTTTCCGGTGGTCGTGGGGGCCGTGGCGGGATCGAGGTCCACGGCGTTGGCCGTGTTCAGGATCGAGCGAAGGCCGGTGAAGCCGTTCGCGTCGTAGAGGCCGCTCTCGTCGGCGGCGGTCCCGGTCGTGACCGTGGACTGCCCCTCGAAGATCGCCTTCTGCATCGTGTGGGCCATGGCACGAAGGCCACCCTGAAGCTCGATGGCCTCGGGGTTGTAGTTCATGCCACCAGCCATGACGGCGAACTGGCTCTTCAGCGAGATGCCGCGCCGGGTCGCGAGGATCGCCACGTTGGTCGACTCGCGATGGAAGACGCTGTTGTCGTCGCTGACGGTGCCCAGCTCCGCCATGAACTTCGCACCACCGTACGAAGTGATCTGGTTCCATGCGTGCAGGAGGCCGTTGGCCGGTTCCTTCGCGATCCGGTCGTAGGCCGGGAAGGAGCGGATGAAGACCTCGTACAGCATCGGCTCGAGATCCTGCCGGATCAGCGCGCCGACGGCTCCCGTGTCGAGGGCCTTGGCGATGTCCGGGTCGAGCTTGCTGCCGAGCTGGTTGAAGACGTTCTGGGCCGCGAAGCCCGCCGTGTTCAGCCAGAGACCGAGCGGGATGCCCGTGTTCTCCTTCGACGCCTGCTTGGTGATCAGGGTCGTGATCTCGGCGATGGACTTGGTGCGAAGGGTCGAGAAGAGGGTGTCCCTCTCATCGGGGGTGATGTAGCGACGGTTGGTCTCGGGAGCTGCGGCACTCTGCTGCTCCATCCCGACGGCCGGAGCCGGGGGAGTCGCAACATTGGGGGCCTCGTTCAGCTTGAGCAGAGTCGCGCCGATCTGCTCCTGCGTCTCGAGAACTCCCTTGAGAAGGGCCGCCAGCTCAGGTGAAAGCACCATGCTGGTTACGTACCTTTCTTCAGGAGGGTGAGGAACTCCTCGCTGTAGACCGACTTGAGGCTCGCGAACGTGTCGCTCGACTCGCGGAAGACAGCGCGGCGACCCACAGGGGTCTTGGACAGGCCCTTCAGGATCACGTCCATGTTCTTGAGGACCATCTCGGTCGCCTCCATGGCCTGATCCCTCTCGGCGGTGACGTCGACGAGCGCCGCCTTGGTGGTGATCAGCTCGCTGGTGATCGCCTTCAGGAGGTCACTCGAGGTACGAAGCGAGGCGATGACGGTGGGCTCCAGTGCATGGAGCGCCGCGTCGACCTCTGCCACCTCGGGCTGCCCGGTGAGGTCACTTGCGGTGACCCCTTCCTCGTTCTCAGGGACGCTCTCGGGAGCTTCCTGCGAGGCCGTGACGACACCATCGCCGTCAACGGGTTCGATGTAGGGGACGGCATACGCCGTCAGGTGTTCGGCCAGCTCGTCACCGGTCATGGTGATGTCGGGCTCGATCCCCTTGGTGGACTCGTCGTGCGGGTGTTCGTTGTTCCCGTAGGAGTCCATGTGGCTGTGGTCGTGCTCGCTGCCCTGCTTGTCGTCCACGTGCTCGTGGGCGTCGTCGTGGGCATGCGAGTGGGTGTGGGCGTGCTCGTGGGAATGGGAGATCCCGTTCCAGTGATCGTGAGCGTGGTCGTGCTCGTGGGCGTGCGGGTGCTGATGATCGGCAGGCTTCTTGGCCTTCTCGAGAAGCTCGTTGCGCTCCTTGGCGACGTCGATCATCTTGTCGAACGTCTCGCCAGCGACCGTCACGGTGCCATCGGGGTTCTCGATGTGATGATGGATCGTCGACCCGTCCTCGAGAGCCTCCACCAACTTCTCGGTCAGCTCCGGGTCGGATCCCTCGATCACGGGATCGACCGACTCGATGGCCGCGTCGATGGCGTCCGCATGCGGCTCCTCGGCGACACCGGCCCCATTCAGGCTCTTCACCGCGTACTCGACCCACGAGCGTGGGTTCGCGGGGACGCCGACGAGGGAGGTCTCCATCAGGTTGACGTGCTCGATCACGTAGGCACCCGACTTCTTGTCGCGGTGCGCCCCGCCCTCGGGGATCTGAGCCCCAATGGAGAGACCGAGCTGCGTGCCCTTCTGGATCGCCTGCCATGCGTTGACCGCACGGGGGTTGGCCTCGTTGATGACGATGTCGAGGACAAGGTCCCTGATCGCCGGGTCCGTGGGGTGGTTGCGGATGCTGGCCCGCTCGACCGATCCCGCCACGTCCTCGGGGACCTTGTACTCGTGGTTGAGGAAGATCGTCATGTTGTTGCTGGCCGACGTCTCCATGTCGGACAGCGCGGAGGCACGGATCTCGTGACCCTGACGGTCCAGCACCGTCGAGGAGGCGATGCCGTGGAGGCGCATCTTCCCATCGGAGTCGAGGCTCGCCTTGAGCATCGGCGCGAAGATCTTGAAGATGGACTCGGGCACGGTCTGGATGAGTGTCATGAGATCGCCTCCGGCTTCTGAGGACGATGGATCTCCATGAGCGCCTGCCGACAGGCGCTTCTCTCAGCGAGATCCCATTCGTCTAATCTCTTGGGGCCGCGACGGCTGATGCGGGATTGAAAGTCCAGCGCCAGCTCGGCTTCAGCCTTCTTGTTGACTAGGTGCGGCACGAGCATCCCGAGCGCAATGCCTGCGGATCGAGCTTCGGCCTGCCATTTCCACGACGCCTGATGGTTTCCGTATGCCGGTCGGGAATGCAGAGAGCCACCGAGCAGACGAAGAAAGATGTCGAGAGGCTGGCGGCTCACTTGGCCGACAGCCACCACCAGACGATGCTTGGGGGTGATGTGGATGGACCCTTCGCCGTCGAAGAACCCAGCCGCCCATGCCAACTCGTCCGTCATGGGGTCTCCGCTTCAGTACTCGCGGGAGGCTGGTTCGCCAGCGCCGTGAGGTACTCGTCGTGTATAAAATGTGCTATTCTCTACTCATGCCAATCCAGCATCGACTCCCCGGAAACCCGGTTCGTCATCCCTACAAGCCCCGCAAGACGGTGCAGAGCCCATCGACTGTCCGCACCTATGCCTTCTGGGGAAAGCGGATGGAAGCTGGCGGCTGTCCTACCTGCTCAACGGGGGTCCCGATGCCAGAGCTGGCTCACTTGAAGTGGCCGCTCTGCGAGAAATGCTGGTTCGCACGGATTGCCCGGACGAGACTCGGGAGTGGAAGCCACGGCCCGATCATCAAGAAGAAGCTCGAGGAACAGAACTACCGATGTGCCTACTCGGGGCTCCGTCTGGTCCCCGGCCTGAATGCGAACCTCGATCACATCCTGCCGAAGCACCTGCACCCTGAGCTGGCCTCTGACCCCAGCAACGTCGAATGGGTCGATGCCCACGTCACCCTGCTGAAGTGGTCAATGACTCCCGAGGACTTACGGGATTTC